GATTTCTAGGATTAGGTGGACATGAAAAACAATCAACTCGCGCTAATGGACAGGAAGATCAAGGGATTCGAGGACAAAGCTCTTATTGACCCACATGCACTCTTAACTCTTCCTTAGCAATTGAAGAAAAATCTGACACGAGTATATGACATGATCGAGGACGACAATGAGAAGCATTACGTCAAGTCTCTTATAGATCCTTTCCACCCATCAGTCTATGGAGTTAGAGTTCCTTCCATTCTCCCAAGGGAGACTGTAACTTTTAACACCTTCTAGACGTCAGAACTTCCACCAAACCAAGATGTTCTGATCATCGCCAACCTGGAATTAGGCTCTGAGACCCAGATGGTCCAGATCGAAGCGACTGCCGACATTTACAACACCAATCCAGTTGGAGATGTGTTCCAAGTTGTTGATGGTGGAGAAGACTATCGTGTGCACTACATCAATACCGGAATGAACGCTAATCAATTTGAAGCAGCCACAACTCTATTCACCGATGATCAACCAAGGGATCTTTACACCAAACACAGGGTCGTTTCTACAGGAGTTAGGATATTCAAGACGTCAGTCTCTGAATCGGAGAGTGGACAGCTGGACATGCACTATGCCAGAGATGGATCATCACTCGATGAGACTTCAAATCTTAAATCAGTGTTCACTAGACACACAACGGACACAACCAAGATGTATCTCGCCGGAACTTATGGGTCAGTCAGAGGACAGGCAGGATTTGTCGCCCAGTGTAACTACAGGCCACATGACTATCAATGCTTCGAGTATAGGGACACTTCACACGACAAGCAAAATGCTTTGTTCAGCGACGAGATAACACCTTTGTGGATTTGTGACATCAATAGCAAAAGACTGTACCCTATTGAGCAACTGGATTAGATTCCAGCCGCTGCACCAATAGGCATTGTCCAGGAGTCACTTCAACAGAGGCATACATTCTTGGCTAGACTCTCCAACAGAAACGCTGACATGCAGATCACTATTGAGATGATTCAACACTTTGAAGGAATTCCGGAGATGCACAAATATGGCTTCATTTAGAAATCGCACGCCACACTCACTTCAGTTCCAAGCCAACTGGAGCTAATTCAAAAGTTCCCCGTAGAAAAAATCTTTTCAAACTATCAGATGAGGAGGGACGATCTCTTTGCCATGCTAAGCGATCCTGCAGTTCAAGGGCTTTGGTCAGAAACACTGTTTCCAGCTCTTAAGAACATGATCTCATACGGAGCAGACTAAGTCAAAGGAAAGAAACTTGACAACTGGGTAGATGCAGCACTAGACACAGCATTGTACACTCTATCCGGTTTAGCCCCTGAACTTGCTCCAGGTATGGCCGCACTTCGAAAATCACTTAACAAACCCGCGCACACGACTGCAGAAAGGGTAAGAAGTGCAATCAAAGATTGGTCTGTTACAGGCAGAAACGACAGATCATATGCCGAGGAGGTCAAATGCGAAGACTTCTTGACATCTGCACGATCAGATGGTCAATCCTACGTTGACTAGCTGATCCAATCTGACCTAGGTTACCCCTAGTGAAGATAGATTCCGCTCAATCCGAAGCGAAGGTGAACAAGATATGCACAAGTGTATGTTTTTCTTCACATTTTTCACCTACCCGGTG